GTGATGGTATTACTTCTGTTGTAACGGCCGCAAACACCACAGTTCTTTTTGATGTTGACAATACGGTTGTTAGAACAACTGGTGGTACAATCTCTGGTGATTTGTCTGTTACAGGTAACTTAACTATTACTGGTACAACCACAACAGTAAATACTTCAACAGTAACAACAACCGACTCTTTAATAAAACTTGCCACCAATAATACAGTTGGTGATGTTTTAGATATTGGTTTCTACGGGCAAGCAAATACAGGCACTTCTGTTACATATCACGGTCTTGTCAGACAAGCCGCAGGCAACTTCTTCTTATTCAAAGGATTAGTAACAGACCCAACATCAAACACACTTGCAACTGGTTCTTTAACTGCCGCCAATACTGCTACACTAAGAGCAAACATCACTGGTGGTACAGTTTCTAGTCTTGCTTCTGCAATTGCTATTGCTGATGGTGGTACAAATCAAACATCATTTACAAATGGTATTGTAGCATTCAACGGAACTGCACTTGCAACATTAGCAAATACAGGCACTGCTGGCACAACTGGTTCAGCTTCACATCTTCCAGTTATTACTACAGATGCATATGGTAGAGTTTCTGCTGTAACTAATACTGCTATTGCTATCGATGCATCTGCTGTAACAACGGGCACATTGCCTATTGCAAGAGGTGGTACAAATCAAACAACATTCACAGCAGGTCAGAGACTTGTTTTTGATGGCACAAGTCTTGCATCACAGGCGAACACTGGCTTCACATTAACAGGCGGTGTTGCCGCTGCCAATACAATCACATCATTGACTGTTAACAGTTATGGTGAAGTTTCAGCAGTGACTGCTGGTGCGATTGCAATTGCCGCATCTCAAGTTACTTCTGGTACACTTGATGTTGCTCGTGGCGGTACAGGTCTTTCATCATATGCAGTTGGTGATATCATCTTTGCATCTGGCGCAACAACTCTAGCGGCACTTGCTGATGTTGCAACAGGTAATGTTCTTATCTCTGGTGGTGTAACTACTGCACCTTCATATGGAAAAGTTGGTCTTACAACTCATGTGTCTGGTACACTTGCAGTCGGTAATGGTGGTACAGGTAATACTGCACTCACATTGAATGGTGTTGTTCTTGGTCAAGGTTCAAGCGCATTGACTACTGTAGTTTCATCTACTGAAGGCCATGTGCTACAAATCAGTTCTGGTGGCGTTCCAACATTTGCACATTTGAATGGCGGAAGTTTCTAATATATAATTAATACTATGAAAGGGTTTTATTATGTCCGATGCAAATTTTATAAATGTCTACAATGAGGTAGTACTAGAAAACTTTACTGCGGTTCTGAAACAAAATTTTATGTTTCAGACTCAAATCAAATTTCTTGATGAGAAGGTAAAAGAAATACCTGCTCTTCAAGAAAAAGGTAATTCATATGATTCTGTTGTTAGAGAAAAAAATGAATTACAAAACAAGATTGTTTCTTTAACTTCAGAAGTTGAAAACAAAGACAACATCATTAAGAATTCTAGTAATAGTGATGCTGATAAGCACCGTCTACAGACTGCATTGAATGAGCAAGCAAGAGAACTTGAAAGATTGAGCAATAAAGTTAGCGATATTGAAAACGATATTGCTTATAAAAACTACTACATCAAACAGTTAGAAGACATGCTACCAAATTCAAAAAGAAAAAAACTAGGTTTAGAAATAATTGAATCTGCCAAAGAAGAAGTTGAAGAAGTAAAATCTACCGAGAAAGTTTCTGTAAAAGAAAATAATGTTGTTTTGAAAGTTGAATCGGCCGGCGGAACTTTCTAAGCATGGCAAATACAGTCATTGCAGTCCGTTCTTCGGGTACAGCGGCAGCCACTCCTTCTTTAGGTGTTATTGCTAACGGTGAGATTGCTCTCAATTTTGCCGATGGTATAATTTACTATAAGACTTCATCGAACACTCTTGGTTCGATTAGGACAACTCAGCCTGCTGGTCTCACCACAGAAGTTCAGTACAATGACGCTGGTTCTTTTGGCGCCAATGCCAACTTCACATTCAATAAAACTACAGCGACACTTAATGTAGCAAAGATTAATGTCACAAGTACAACTGTATCAACATCAAACACAACTGGTGCAATAATTGTTGCTGGTGGTGTTGGTGTTAAAGGTAATGTATATGCTGATGCAATATATGATGGTGGAGTTGAAGTAATTACTTTTGCACAAGCCGCTTATAATCAAGCAAACAATGCTTTAGCAAATACTGGTACAAGTGTAACCGCAAACAATCTTACTCAATATACATTTGCAAACACAACAGCATCAACTTCAAATACAACAGGTGCAATAACTATTGCCGGCGGTGCTGGCGTTAAAGGTAATGTGTATGCCGATAATGTTTTTATTGGCGGACAACAGGTAGGAACAATTGGTGATGCAATGGCAATGGCAATCGCACTAGGATAAATATACTACTATGGCTAAACCTACAACAAGATCCACTTTTAAAACCTACTGTCTTCGTGAGTTGGGTTTTCCTGTTATCGATATCAATGTCGATGATGACCAATTAGAAGATAGAATAGATGAAGCATTACAATTCTTTCAAGACTATCACTTCGATGGTGTTGAGAAAATTTACATGAAACACAGAATTACAACAGACGATATTGCAAGAAAATGGATTTATGTTCCTGATGCAGTGATTGGTGTTGTGAATGTGTTTCCATTTGATGATTCAAACTCATCAATCAACATGTTTGATTTGCGCTATCAATTGAGATTGCATGACCTTTACGACTTCACTTCAGTGTCGTATGTTCCATATACAATCACAATGCAACATATCGCAACATTGAATTTGTTGTTCTCTGGTAAACCACAATATCGTTTCAATCGCCATCTTAACAAATTGTTTCTTGATATTGATTGGAATAATAGCATAAAAGAAACTGATTGGGTAGTTGTTGAATGTTATCGTAAATTAGACCCTGATACATTTACCGCATCCGGAACAGCCAATGTTGCGAATGCTTCGGTTGTAGTAACTGGCACTGAAACAAACTTCTACAATGATTTTTTTATTGGTGATGATATCACAGTTGGCAGTCAAACTCAAACAATCATTGAAATTAATTCATCAACTTCATTGAATGTTTATAGTGCATTCACCAGCACAGCAACTGGACAAACAATTTCAAAATCAGGTATCTCAGATGTTTGGAATGATAGATTCTTAAAGAGATACACTATTGCATTGATTAAAAAACAATGGGGTAACAACCTTAAAAAGTTTGCAGGTATTCAAATGCCAGGTGGTGTGATGTTGAATGGACAAGCAATTTACGATGAGGCTGTTGTTGAAATTCAAAAGATTGAAGAAGATATTCAAAGTCTGAATGTATTGCCGCCAGATATTTTAGTTGGTTAATAATGGCAACGAATCTATATTTCAATAATTTTCCGGTTAATCAAGTAACCAATGAGCAGTTGCTCGTTGAGGATTTGATGATTGAGGCTATGAAAATTTATGGTATAGATGTTTACTATTTGCCAAGAACTACAGACAATTCAAGTATTGATAAGTTGTATGGTGAAGACCAACTGAAGAAATATGTTACTGCATACCCAATTGAAATGTACATCAACAATGTGTCTGGTATGGAAGGTGAAGGTGATTTCATTTCTAAGTTTGGTCTTGACATTCGTGATGAGATGACAATGCTTGTTTCACGCCGTAGATTTAAAGCAAGTGTTCCTGGATTGTTTAGAGCGCAAGAAGGCGACTTAGTTTACATTCCTCTTGTACAAAACTTCTTTGAGATTGCCCATGTTGAGCATGAGAACACTCCTGCAATGTTCTATCCATTGGGTCGTGGGCGTGACAACAATGTGTATTTGTATTCATTGAAACTTCGACAGTTCGTATTCTCAAGTGAAATTATTGAAACTGGTGTTGAAGAAGTTGATGAACAAATTAGACACAACTATACAGTAACGACACTGACAGTTAATGCTGGAGGTAGCGGAAACTTCGATGCGGCAAATAATGAAACAGTATATCAAGGTAGCAATGTTGCTACAGCAACCGCTTTTGCTGAATGCACTTCGTTTAATTCGACAACAAGAAAACTTGAAGTCATTAAGATTAATGGAACATTTGTAAATCTACAAGCCATTAAAGGTGCCACAAGTAATGCATCTTGGATACTTTCAACTTCAGGTGAATCAAAAGCACAAGACCTCGACTTCTCATTTGAAGATATTGCAGATAATAAAATTGTTCAAACAGAGGGTGATAATATCATCGACTTCTCTGAAAACAATCCATTTGGTGAACCGTAATGTTTGGTACTCATTTTTACAATCGTAGCTTTCGAAAATATGTCGTAATTTTTGGTACGATGTTTAATAATTTGTCTATCAAAAGATATGCTAATGATGGCACTACAAGAGAAGTTATTAAAGTGCCTCTTGCATATGGTGCCAAAGAAAAATTCATCACAAGATTACAGCAAGACCCTACTCTAACAAAGTCAGTTGCTATTACTTTGCCTAGACTTAATTTTGAAATGACAAACATTTCATATGATTCTAGCCGTAAACAACAATCGGCTATTAAGATTGCGGCCGCTGACACAACAGTCAAAAGAACAGTCAAGTCTCAGTATGTTGGTGCACCATATAACTTTGATTTCACTCTAAGCATTTTTGTTCGCAACATTGAAGATGGTACTCAACTTGTTGAACAAATTCTACCATATTTTGTTCCAGATTATACAGTAACTGCTAATCTAGTTCCATCACTGAATATTATAAAAGACATTCCTATTGTTCTCAATAGTGTTTCACAGAACATAGAATATGAAGGTGGTTTAGATTCACAAAGAATCATTACATGGGATTTGACATTCACTGTCAAAGGATATCTGTTTGGTCCTGTTGCTAACAGTGCTATCATTATTGGTATCGATAGTGGTATTGTTGCCAATGGTGCAAACATTATCACTGGTGGTTCTACAACAAACTTGTTCTACGATACCAATAACAAAGCAATTCAAACTGTGGTTATGCAGAATACTGCAAACACAGGTAACGGAACATATCTTGAAGGTGAGACTATCAATGTTGAAAACAGAAGAGATGTTCTTGGCACAGTATTGTACTGGAGACCAAATTCAAACACTCTGATTGCAACTTCAATGACTGGTGTATTGTCTGCAAACGATATTGTTATTGGTGCAGATTCAAATGCAAGATATCTCGTTTCTACTGTAGAGACTACACCATTATTGATAGCAAACACAAAGATTACTCAAAGTCCTGTCACCGCTGACACAAATGATGATTTTGGCTATACCATTCAGTCAAAAGAATACCCTGATACATTATGAAAAGCATAGATAAAAACTTATCAGACATATTCGACATAGACCCAATAACACCAACAAATGTAATTGAGGTCAAAGAGACTGCCGTTGTCGAAATAAAAGATTCAGCTATTGAAGATGATGTTGAGTTTGCCAGACAGAATATCAAAAAATTAATCAACAAAGGCGGTGTTGCCTTTGACAATCTTTTGTTAGTAGCAAACGAATCTGAACAACCAAGAGCATATGAAGTTGTCGCAACATTAATCAAAAATTTATCGGACTTAAATAAAGACTTGCTTGAATTACAAAAGCGCAAGAAAGATTTACAAGGGTCTGACGATAAAAAACAAAGCGGAAATGTGAATGTTGACAAAGCAGTTTTTGTTGGTTCAACAACAGAACTAGTCAAGTTTTTGAAGAGTAATAAATGAGCGATAATGGTGGTGGTTATAATGGTAATGCGAGTCTAAAAAGATTAGGTGTAGAAATATCCTACACCGAAGAACAAGTTGCAGAAATTGTAAAGTGTTCTGAAGACCCAATTTACTTCATCAAAACATATGTGAAGATTGTCAATGTGGACAAAGGTCTTGTTCCATTCGACATGTGGCCATTTCAAGAAGAGATGGTTGATACATTTCACAACAATCGTTTCTGTATTGCAAAGATGCCTCGTCAGGTTGGTAAGACAACCACGACAGTTGGTTACATGCTTTGGACTGTACTATTCAACATTGATTATAAGATTGCAATTCTTGCAAACAAAGGTGCATTGGCTCGTGAGATTTTAGGTCGACTTCAATACGCATATGAATATTTACCTCTATGGTTGCAACAAGGTATCAAGGTTTGGAATAAAGGTAACATCGAACTTGAAAACGGTTCTGTTATTTGGGCATACGCTACTTCTGCATCTGGTGTTC